GACCCGCCGTCCGTGCTCACCTCCAGTGGGATACGCTGGACGGGCTGGAGGAGGCGCGCGAGCATAAGCGCACGTGCCCCCGCTGCGGGCCGGGCGCGGTGGCGAGCGGCGGCGTCGTGCTGGTGGCAGACAGGCGTGGAAGACAGGTGACGAGTGAGGCACGGCCGGAGGCGGGGGCAGAGCAGGAACAGCGGATCATGAGAATGGACGGATCAAAAGGCACGGTCGGAGACCGGCCTTAGCTACGATGTGAAAGGAGATGAGTAAATGGCATCAAGCGCTATTCCGGGATATGGGACTTTGCTCAAGATGGGCGACGGCGCAGGAACGGCCGAAGCGTTCACGACGATCGCCGAGGTGGGCGACATCGCGGGGCCGGGCTTTTCGGTGGACACGAACGACGTGACGAGCCACGACTCGACCGGCGCGATGCGCGAGTTTAAGCCGGGTCTGATCGACCCGGGCGAGACGTCGTTCCCGATCTGGTTTCAGCCGGACGCGGCCACGCACGACGCGACGACCGGGTTGCTCAGCGTGATGAATGCACGGGCGATCCGGAACTGGAAGATGATTTTCCCGAACGCCGCGCTCTCGGAGGCCGCATTCGCGGCGATGATCACGAAATTCGACGTGAAGGGGCCGGTGGCAGGCGTGATTTCTGCGGACATCACGCTGAAGATTTCCGGCCCGATCACCTGGACGGAGTGAGATGGACCTGCTGACACGAGATGCAATCCTGAACGCCCAGGACCTGGCGCGCGAGCGGGTCGAGGTGCCGGAGTGGGGCGGCGCGGTGCTGGTGCGGGCGCTGACCGGGCGCGAGCGCGACGCCTACGAATCGAGCATCGTGCACCCTAACGGCCGGGCGATGAAGTACACGCTCACGAATATGCGGGCGCGGCTGGTCTCGCTGAGCGTCATCGACGAGGCCGGGACTCGGCTGTTCAGCGACTCGGATGTCGAGCTGCTGGGGCGCAAGAGCGCGGCGGCGCTGGAGCGGGTGTTCGAGGCGGCGCAGCGGCTGAGCGGTCTCTCGGCGCAGGACGTGGACGAGCTGGTAAAAAACTCCGAGAGCGGCCCGAGCGACGATTCTGGTTCCGATTAGCCCTGGCTCTGGGCCGCGCAGACGTGGCGCAGTTGCAGCACGAGCTTTCGTCGCACGCATTCGCCGAATGGATGGCCTTCTACCAGCTCGAGCCGTTCGGCGAAGAGCGGGCGGACCTGCGCGCGGCGATCGTGGCCTCGGTGATCGCGAATGCGAACCGGGATCCACGCGGGCATCCGCAGGCGTTCACGGTAGAGGACTTCATGCCGAAGTTCGACGCTGCGCCGCGCCCAGCGCAGACGCCGGATGAGCAAATCGCAATCTTGAAGATGATCGGAGCGGCGCAGGAACGACGGATTCGCGGATAGCAAATGGCGGATAGCAGATGGCAGATGGCAGATGGCGGATGGCGGATGGCAGATGGCGGATGGCGGATGGCGGATGGCAGATGGCGGATGGCAGATGGCGGATAGCGGATTCGGCATCTGGAGATGCCTCGCACAAGGATGAAAGATGACGACTTTGGCGACGCTGGTGGTGAAGTTAACCGGCGACATCGGCAACTACTCGGCGGAGATCGAGAAGGCCGAGAAGAAGACGCGCGGTGTGTTGGGCAATCTCGGATCGGCGGCGGCGGGGCTGGCGGCGACGGCCGGCGCGGCGTTCATCGGCATCGGCGCGGCGGCGCTGGCGTCGGGGCAGAAGATCGACGCGGCGTACGATTCGATCATCACGAAGACGGGCGCGACGGGGGCCACGCTGGAAACGCTGAAGGCCGACTTCGGCGCAGTGTTCAAGAGCATCCCGGTGGATGCGCAGGCGGCGGGCGACGTGATCGGCGAGCTGAATAGTAAGCTGGGCCTGACCGGGCCGTGGCTGCAGGACATCAGCCGAAACGTGCTCGAGATGAGCCGGCTACTGGGCGAAGATGCGACGACGAATGCTGCGCTGTTTGCGCGTGTGATCGGCGATTGGGGATTGCCGCTGGAGGATGCAAGCGCGAAGCTCGATGCGATCTTTGTGGCGACTCAGAAATCAGGCATCGGCGCCGACCGGCTGATGCAGCTCATAGTACAGTTCGGCGCGCCGCTGCGCAACTTCGGCTTCACGATCAACGAGGCCACGGCAATGCTGGCGAAGTGGGAGAAGGAGGGCGTCAATACCGAGCTGGTGATGGGCAGCCTGCGTATCGCGGCAGGCAAGTTCGCCAAGGACGGCAAGCCGCTGCGTGAGAGCCTGCTGAGCACCATCAAGACGATCCAGGGGATGAAAGACAGCTCGGCGGCGCTGGCGCTGGGGATGAAGACGTTCGGCGCGCGGGCCGGGCCGGATATGGTGGCGGCGATCCGCGAAGGACGCTTCGCGATGGATGGCCTGGTCGAGGCGATGATGAATGCAGACGGCGCGATCGCGAACACGGCGGCGGCGACGGAGGACTTCCCGGAGAAGTTCGCCAAGATGAGGAACAAGGTCGAGCTGGCATTGGCGCCGCTGGGGATGGCGATCATGGATGGCATCGGCGGGGCGCTGGACGCGATCGGGCCGATACTCGAGACGGCCATCCCGCAGATCATCGCGGCGTTTCAAGGTGTCATCGATGTTGTCAAAACATTGGTGAGCTACTTTACGGCTGTGGTTGATGACGGCGATACGCTGAACGATTTCCTATCGCATCTACCTGAACCGTTGCGGGGCATCGTGCAAGCGGTCGGGGAGGTCGTTGCATTCTTTGCCGGTAACTGGCCGAAGATACAAGCCGTAGTCGAGACTGTCATTCAGACAATCCGAGCAACCATCGAGGGCTTTGTCGCGGGCGCGCGCGAGCTATGGGAGCGGTTTGGCGGGCAGATCATGAGCATCGCTACGTCGGTGTGGAACTCGATCCAGTCGATCATTGGCGGCGTACTGAGCGCGATTGGGCAGTTCGTGAGCGAGCACGGCGAGGAGATTCGGACATTCATTGAATCGGCCTGGCAGAGGATCCAGGGCATCATTCAGGGCGTGCTGGATATTATCCGGGCAACGATCGTGCCGGCGCTGCAGGGCATCGCCAATTTCATTCAGACGCATGCGGACACGATTAAGAGCGTGCTGGAAACGGTCTGGAATGCGATCCGGACGGTGGTCGAGACGGTGCTGGGCGTCATCCAGGGCATCATCAATACGGTGCTGGCGGTTGTCAGGGGCGATTGGGAGAAGGCGTGGAACAGCATTAAGGCGACAGTCGAAACGATCTGGAACGGCATCACGGCGCTGTGGAATGCGTTCTGGGGCGGGATTGACAATATCCTCAAGACGCTCAGCGTCAACGTGCAAACGGGGTGGGATAATTTCTGGAACGGCGTAAGGATGACAGTCGAGAATATCTGGAACGGCATCGTGGCATTTCTGCAAGGCGTGGTGAACGGAGCGATCGGGATCATCAATGGCCTGATCGATTCGTTCAACAACACGATCGGGAAGGTCACGGGGGAGATTCCGCGCATCAAGGAGGTGGCGTGGACGACGCAGGAGGACCTGGATAAGGCCGGGCAGGCGATGACGGGCAGCATGGCGACAATGTTGGCCTCGATTAAGGCGACTATGGATGAACACGCGCCGACGATGTTCGAGGCGATAAAGGAGTCGGCTTCGTTCGCGTCTGACGAGCTCATCAGAAAAGCGAATGCGGCGATCAGGGCCTGGGTCAATGCAATCAATCAGATTGGCGGGATGAACATTCCGACGCCGCAGATCCCGGCGCCGAGAGCCCCCACTCCCGCTCCTACGCCCAGGCGACGACAGCTCGGCGGGTTGGTGGATGAGGGTTGGTGGTTCCTGCACGCGAATGAGTTTGTGTTGTCCGAGGCGATGCGGATGGGGCGGGCCCCGGTGCCATCCGAGGCATTCCCGACGATGCCGGCAGTGGCCGGGGTGGGGGCAGCCAGGCGCGAAGAGCGCGGGGTCGATCGGGCCGCTCTGGCCGAGCTGGCGGCGCTGCTGCGGACATTGCCGCGCGATGTGGCGCGAGCGGTGCGCGATGGGTTGATACAGGCGAGCGCATAAACAGCGGATCGGGAGAATTAAGCGGATCGGAGC